CCTTATTGGCTAAGAATAATGACAAGATTAAAAGATTTTATACTAGGAAGCGATCATCATTCACAAGGAAAAGCAGACGAAATAATAAGAAAATATAAAGAAAAATTTAAAACCAATTAACTATGTCAATATTTAGCAAAGTAGCAATGCCAAAACCAGCGTCAAATACATTTGACCTGTCACACGATAGAAAATTCTCTATGAAATTAGGAGAAATCACACCAATATTAATAAACGAATGCGTCCCAGGCGACAAATTCAACATATCATCAACAAACCTATTAAGGTTTGCACCATTAATCGCACCAGTAATGCACCAATCAAGCGTATATATACACTTCTTCTTTGTACCAAACAGAATATTATGGAGTAACTGGGAAGACTTTATATCAGGCGGAGAAGACGGACTAGCAGACCCAGCATTCCCAGTAATAAAACCAAACACAACATTAGCAACAGGTTCACTACTCGATTACTTAGGATTACCAACAGGACAAGCAACAGGAACAGATACATTCAATGCTTTACCAATACTAGCATACAATAAAATATACAATGATTACTACAGAGACCAAAATATGGTACCTGTAAAACTAACATCAGAAGCAGTTAACGGAGAACAAACTTTAACAGATGTAACAAACCCACAAATGCAGAAACGAGCATGGCAACATGACTATTTCACATCAGCATTACCATGGACACAAAAAGGACCAGAAGCTACAATTCCATTAGGAACACAAGCACCATTAGTATATGGAAACTTTCCACAACCAGGAGAACCTGGAGATTTCGTATTCGCTAAAAGCCCAGCATCTCAAGGCGGTGCAAAAATATCAGGTACTACAACAGCAGTAGACGCTTTAATAACAGGTACACCACCTTTTTCTGGTGTACTATCACAAGCAGGTACAGGTGATTTTAACCTAGATATGTCATCAACTCACGTAGCAGATTTATCAGATGCATCAGCATCATCAATTAACGATTTAAGAAGAGCATTTAGATTACAAGAATGGTTAGAAAGAAACGCTCGAGGCGGTTCAAGATACATAGAAATCATAATGGCACACTTTGGAGTAAAATCATCAGACTCAAGATTACAAAGACCTGAGTTCCTGGGCGGAAGTGCAACACCAGTAACCATTAGCGAAGTACTGCAGACCTCGAACACTGCAAACGCTACCGACCCAACACCTCAGGCAACAATGGCTGGACACGGAGTAGCAGTAGGCTCATCCAATAAAGTATCATATTTCTGCGAAGAACACGGATTCATAATGGGCCTAATGACAGTAATGCCAAAATCAGCATATCAACAAGGCGTACCAAAACTTTGGAAGAAATTCGACAAATTCGATTATTTCTGGCCTGCATTTCAATCAATTGGAGAACAACCAATCTATAACGAAGAAGTATACTTCGATTCAACAGACGGACAAAACGATGACGTATTTGGATATACACCAAGATACGCAGAGTATAAATACATAAATTCATCAGTACACGGAGAATTCCGAACAACTCTAAATTTCTGGCACATGGGCAGAATATTTAACTCAAGACCATCATTAAACAAAGACTTTATAGAAATGGATAACACAGACGTAGAAAGAGTTTTTGCAGTCAATCAAGACGCAGAAAACCTATATGTCTATTTACATAACAATATCATGGCAACAAGACCAATGGTATACTTTGGAACACCAACAATTTAAAAATAGAAATTATGCCTTACAGTAAAAGAAAACCAATAAAAAAAATGCGAAGCATAGGCTTTAAAAAAAGACTAAAACTTCAAAAAAAGAAAAGCAATAAATACAATTCCTTTAGAATAGCTAGAGGCGGAATAAGACTCTAAAAAAGTCAAAACATATGGCACAGTGCATAACACCTGGAAACAGAACACAAGAATATAAAGATTATAACGGTAAAAACCGAACAATAAATTACCCTTGTGGAAAATGCGTAACATGCCTAAAAAGAAGATCATCTCAATGGTCATTTAGATTAAGTCAGGAAGCTCAAGTCTCATCTTCAGCTTCCTTTCTTACTTTAACATATGCATACCAACCAATATCCGAAAACGGATTCCCAACACTTGTAAAAAAAGACTGGCAACTCTTTATGAAGAGACTAAGAAAAAAATGTCCCTTATATAAACTAAAATTTTACGCATGCGGAGAATATGGGACACAAACATTCAGACCACATTACCACGCCATAGTATTTAACCTACCACACAGAATAATATCAAAACCCCAAATCATAACTGATTTATGGGGACACGGACATACAATGATTACACATTCAAACGATTTAACAATCAATTATGTATCAGGATACATAATGAAAGATAACATTAAACCTCAAACAAAATGGGATGATAGACAAAGGGAGTTTTCCCTTATGTCAAAAGGTATGGGACTCTCCTACCTTACACCACAAATGAAAAAATTCTATAGAGACAGAGAATTAACAGCAATACAAAAAGAAAACGGGCATTTCATATCAATGCCTAGATACTATAAAGAAAAAATATTTGATAAACATCAATTAAAAAAAATCTATACAGATTTATTAAACCACATGGAATATGTGGAAAAAGAACCTGTCAGAATAAGACAGATCATTAACAAACATAAAAGAGAATTAAAAACTAAAAGACTTGCAATATGAAAACAAAAGCTATAAAAGTATATACTTGGTTATCAAAACAACCAAAACCAACAAAAAAAATGTCAACAGAAAAGTTGACTCAACCAGACCAAACAAAAACAATACGTGATTTACTAGACAATCACACAAGAGGAATACCACTAGGCGTAAAAACACGCCAAGGAGAATACTTCGACACACCAATACCACGCTTTGATGATTTAACAGATATGTTAGAATACAAAGCTCAACTTATGGATAGAAACAAAGAATTAAATAAACAAATTAAAGCAGAGAAACAAGCTGCTTTAGACAAACTTAAAAAAATACCAGCAACTGGTCCAGAAGATTTACAATCTTCGCCAGTTCTGGAGCCGTCGGCAGACAAATAAATTGGAACAATTTAAAAGCACTAATATCATACTTGATATATTAGTGCTAATTGACACCAAAATAAAAAAACCATACGAAGTTTACGGAGTAGGGGCAAAAAAAAAAGGTTCAATTACAAAAAATTAAAAAAAAAACACTATATTCAAAAAATAATAAGAAGCATAATATATATTATGGTTCATTTTAACACTAAAATAATTTACTAATGGAAATTAAAAATACAGAATTCAAAACAGAAGACCAAAAAAAGCAAGACGAAACGATACGAAAAATAGTACTATCGCACTGCGTAGCTTGCCACCAACAACTAGACTTACTACAGTTAAGACTAATAAATTTCGACGACTTAATAAAAGGCGTCATAGATACAATTAAAACAACAAAAAACTTGTTAGACCAACAAGAAATAATAAAAGACGAGAAACCTAAACTTAAAAAAGTATAATGCAAGACAAACGTTCACTTTTCGGAAACTTACTTTCAGGAATAGCAGGAGGACTACCAGGAGCAATATTAGGAGTAGGCAGTTCACTACTAAGCAACATAGGTTCAAAAAAACGTCAAAATCAAGCAGATGCAAAAAACATTGAGTTTTGGAAAATGCAAAACCAATACAACACACCTGCTGCACAAATGCAAAGACTCAAAGATGCAGGATTAAATCCCAATCTTATATATGGGTCATCACCAGCTGGAGCTTCTGGCTCCGCTGGTTCAATTGCACCATCCAAACCAGCACCATATGCAATAAAAGACCCTTCACAAACAATTGCACAAATGCAATTATTAAAAGCACAAGAAGACAATTTAAATGCAAATACATATAAAACACAAATGGGCGGCGATTTAACTAAAGAGCAAAAAGAACTAATACAAGGAACAAAACAAAGCTCAATAGAAATAAAACAGATGGAATCAGCTATAGCAAAAGAAAAAAAATTACAAGAAATGTATAATACTTTAGAATTATCACAATCATTTCAAAAACGAGTAGATATCCTTGCTGAACTATATAAACAATCAAAATCAGATACAGTATTAAAACAACTAGACGAAGAATTTGCAAAAGAAGAAAAACTTAGACCAAACGATCCTTATTGGCTAAGAATAATGACAAGATTAAAAGATTTTATACTAGGAAGCGATCATCATTCACAAGGAAAAGCAGACGAAATAATAAGAAAATATAAAGAAAAATTTAAAACCAATTAACTA